GGGCCAGTGGGAAACCTATGAACGTCTGATGCGCGCGGCGGATGAATACCAGAAGCGTTTCGCGCAGGTGGACGCGGGGAAAACGGGCGGCTCCGGCAAGACGGAGGCCCAGCGCAGGGCAGAGGCGGCGCTGAAGGCGCTGGAAGGATACAACAGGGAACTGGAAAAACTGAAATCCACGGATGCCGAATTCCGGGACTGGGAACTCAAGCGATGGGTTGAGGAACAAATCGATCTGTATCCTCAATACAAGAAAAAAATCGAGGAAGTTGCCGCCGCGCGGCGTGAAAGCTGGGCGGAAGAGGACAGGGCCGAAGCGGAGAAGAAAGCCAGGGAAAATTCCGATCTGCGGCTGGATTTCTATCAGCAGCTTGCGGAGAAGTCCGGGCAGTACAATCTGAGTCTGGAATACGCGAATCAGCTTATCGACCGCCAGATGGAGGAATGGAAGAACGCGGATATCCCTCGGGAATATCTGGATCAGATGCGGGAACTTCTGCGCCTTGAAGCCGGCACGGAAGGCTGGGACGGCGCGAAGCGGGCCATGAAGAGCTATTACGCGGACGCCACGAACATGGGGCGGCAGTTCGAGAGCTTTACGCAGACCAGCCTTTCCTCTCTGGAAGATGCCCTTGTCGAGTTCACGACTACGGGCAAGCTGAGCTTTTCTGATCTTGCGGATTCCATGATCCGGGATCTGGTGCGCATCGCCTATCAGGCCATGGTGGTGGCGCCGCTGGTGCGGGCGATTACCGGCATGTTCGGAGGAGGTTCAGCCGCAAGCATGAGTGTGAGCGGCGGTCTGGCTTCAAGCGATTTCTCGCCTACCGCTTCCATGGGCTGGGTAAAAATGGCCATGGGCGGCGTCGTATCCGGCGGCAGCATATCCGATTACTCCGGCTCGGTCGTCAGTTCTCCGACTACCTTTGACTTCAATGAGCATCTGACCGCGTTCCGCAAGGGCGCGGGGCTGATGGGCGAAGCCGGGCCGGAAGCCGTCATGCCGCTCACGCGCGGGCCGGACGGCACGCTGGGCGTGCGGAGCTACACGCCTGATTTTTCCATGCCCACGCCGGAGGTGACGGTCAACGTCATCAACAACACGGGGCAGCAGGTTCAGGCGCAGACCACGGCCGCACCGGACGGCCAGGGCGGCCTGAACATCGAGGTCGTGCTGGATCAGGTGGAAGCGGGCATGGTGCAGCGCGACAATGCCGGACGCAGCCGTTTTGCCAACCATCTTGACCGCACGCGCGGCCTGAGCAGGGCCGGACGGCTGTACAGAGGGCGGGGCAAGTCATGAACGACCTTCTGCAAAAAGCCATTGCGGAAGCCTACGCTTCCGCCCCTGTGGAAGTGCAGATGCTGCACACCCTGGAACTGAATCACAAATCGTTCACGCAGCCCGCGCGGGTGGCGCGCTGGCCGCTGGAGCCGGAGCCGCGCCGCTTCATGCTGCGCCTGGAGGACGACGCGGCGTATGACCCCGGCGCGCTGGCGGAATTCATCGGCCTGCCCTTTGACATTTCCCTGCCGGAAAAGAGCGAGAACACGCCCGGCGAAGTGAACCTGCGCATTTGCGGCGTGGGGGATTATTTCGATGAAGACCTTGAGGCGGCGGCGCTGGGCGGGGGAAGCATCACGGCCATATATCGCGGCTATGTTCTCGGGCGGGAGGAGGAAGGCCCGGCGGAGGCATGGCCGGGCATACATATCGGCTCACCGTATCTTGACGCGGCCACGGGCGATCTGACGGCCACGGGCACGGTGCTGGACTGGATTAATCTGCCGTTCGGGCGGCTGTACACGCCGGGCAGGTATCCGGCGCTGGTGAGGGGATGAGGGGGCGGCATGCGCGTAACATCACCGGAAAACTGGCATCTGCGCTATCTGGGCAAGCCCTGGGCGGGCGTGCCGAATCCGCCGGAGAGTTATACCTGCGGGGAACTTCTGCGCGCCGTGCATCTTGACCTGCTGGGCATCGAGACGCCGCCCGTGCCCGCGCCGGATGCCCGCGTGCTGAAAGACTGCATCGACAGCATGCTTCCGGGCTTCTACGGCCTGCGGCCCCTGCCGGACGGGGAGGCTCCGCGCGAGTTCGATTCCGTGTTCCTGAGTCGTAATCGCTACGAGGATCATTGCGGCATCGCCTGCATGACGGCGGACGGTCTGCTGATCCTGCACTGCCAGCAGCGCGTGGGCGTGCATCTGTCCGGCCCGGGCGAACTGCTGGCCTCCGGCTATCGCGCCCTGCGCTGGTACCGGCACGAACGCATGGACGCCGCGCTGACGGAACGGGGGTGGCTGCATGCCTGAGGCTGTACTGATTTGCGGTGGACAGATCCGGCGGCGGGTGACGGCGGAAGGGCCGCTTGCCCTGCGCGATTTGGCCGGCCTGCTGCATCCGGGGAGCGAGGAATTTCTGGCTCCGACCATTGCCGTTGCGGGCGGACAGCCTGTTCTGCGCGAAAATGACGGCTGGAGCCTGCCCGTCGCGCCGCATGCGATTGTGATTTTCGTGGAACTGCCCATGGGCGGCGGGGGCGGGAGCAATCCGCTCACGGCGATTCTGGCTGTCGTTTCGATTGCTGTCATGGCATGGAACCCCGGCGGCGCTTTGGCATTGGGTTTGGAGTTCGCCAAGGATACCTTCGCGTATGGTTTGACCATGGGCCTTGTCAACGGCGCGATCATGCTGGGGGCGACGGCGCTTGTGGGGGCGCTCGGCGGCTTTTCCGGCGTGCCGTCCGGCCTGTCCGGGGCCTATGACGCGGCCACGGCGTCCCCCACCTACAACATCAACTCATCGGGCAATCAGGCCCGCCTGTATCAGCCGGAGCCGGAAGGCTTCGGACGCATGCAAATCACCCCGGACTACATCGCCACGCCCTGGGTGCAGTACATCGAAAACGAGCAGTACGGCTATTTCGTGTACGCGCTGGGCCGGGGAAACTACGATGTGGAAAGCATGAGCTTCGGGGATACGGTGTTCTGGCGCGCTTCCGGCGGCGTGGACTCGGCATACGACAATGTGCAGGTGGAGTTTGTGCCTGCGGGCAGTCCGGTGACGCTGTTTCCGGACAACGTGATTACCTCTGCGGAAGTGTCCGGGCAGGAACTCTACGGCCCGAACGAGGAGGAGTATAACGGCGAAATCGGGCCGTATGTCGCCAACCCGCCGGGCACGGTGACGAACCAGATCCAGCTCGACATCGTGCTGCCGCAGGGCATCGGGCGTTACGACGATAACGCGAACTTGCAGGAATACAGCATTGATATCAGGGCGGAATACCGGCTCATTGACGATATGGGTGCGGCCCTGAGCGAGTGGGCCGTACTGCGGACGGAGACGTTCAAGGGGGCGACGCTCACCCCGCAGCGGCGCACGCTGCTGTGCGATGTGGCGCAGGGCCGTTATGAGGTGAGGCTGGCGCGTACTTCGGACAGCGCCGTCAACGGACGCACCATGGACAGCATCCAGTGGCAGGCCATGCGGGCCATGCTGCCGGGAAGCCTGAGCTATGGCGTTTCCGCTGTGGCTATCAAGATTCGGGCCACAAACACCCTGAGCAACAGCGCAAGCAGCAAGCTCAGTCTGATCTGCACGCGCAGGCTCCCGCTCTATGACCGCGCGACCCGGACATGGAGCGGGGAAACGGCCACGCGTTCATGGGCCGCCGCCGTCAGCGCGGTATGCAAGGCGTCATGGGGCGGCGGTCTGAGCGACCGGGAGCTTGATCTTGACGCGCTGTGGGCCATTGACGAGCGTTTGCAGGCACGCGGCTGGCATTATGACGCCTATATCGACGGGGCCTATACGGTCTGGCAGTTGATCACCGAAATGTGCCAGCCCATGCTGTGCGTGCCGAGGCTGGAAGGTTCGGTCTTGTCCTTTGTGGAGGACTGCGCGGGCCGTCCGGTGCGCTACATGCTCACCCCGCGCAACATCCGGCGGGGCAGTTTCAAGCTGACCTGGAACACATGGTCAAGTTCCACGCCGGATGATGTGGTCATGAATTACCTGGACGCGGCTTACGGCTTCCAGCAGCGGGACGTGAAGGCGGTTCTGCCGGAGAGCGAAAGCCGGGAGGAAACCAGTCTGGAAATGCTCGGCATCACCGGCCGGGAACATGCGTTCCGTGTTGCTGTAGGTTATGCGGCGCGCAACCGCTGGCGGCGCATCGGCGTGGAATGTCAGGTTGAGGGGCTGGGGCGGCTGATGAACCGGGGCGACGTGGTGACGGTATCGCATCCCCGCCTGAGAAATACCGCGTCGGGCAAGGTGGATGCATGGGACGAGGCAGATCTTGCGCTCACCCTGCGCCGGGATACGGGGGATATCCCGGAAAAGGGCGACCTGTATCTTGCCCTGTCCCGGCCGGACGGCACGGCATGGGGTCCGTGCAGACTGGCCGCATGGCACGGCGACGGCGGCGCGTATGAGGTGACGCTCGACGCCGGGGAATATGCGGCGCTGCTGCTGGAGGACGCGGACGCTCCGTGGAACTGGCTGACCGCCGGAGAGGAATCTCTGCCCACGCTGTGGACGCTCCAGCAGTCGCGGGAGTTTGCCCGGCGCATGCTGGTACAGAGCGTGGTGCCTTCCGACTTGTGGACGTACACGGTCAGTCTGGTCAACGATGACGAGCGCGTCTACGGATACGATGAACTGCCCGTACCGGCATGGGAAGGGCGCGGGCAGTTGCCCACGGTGGACAGTCTTGCCGCGCCGCAGAGTCTGACCGTGGCCGTGGGCGGCACGGCCGCATCGCCGGTTCTGGAAGCCTCATGGCTGACCGTGACGGGCGCGGACGCCTACGAGGTGGAAACCGGCACGGACGGGGAAGCGTGGCTGCGTGTGGGCCGCATGAATATCAACCGGGCAGGCGTTGCCGTTTCGCGCGGCCCTGTCTGGCTGCGCGTTGCCGCCGTGCGCGACGACATGCAGAGCCCGTGGGCCGTGTGGGCAGGGGATACGCGGGTCAGCAAGCCGGCGGCGACAACGGCGGCGGCCCGGTTCGACGGGGCGACGTTCCGCGTTGAGTGGCAGGCGGTTGCCGGGGCCACGGAATACAGTCTCAATGTTCTGGCCGACTCCGTCAAGGTCGCCGCTGTTACGGGCACGGAGGCACTGGAATACGAGCTGACGCCGGAGGATGCGGCGGCGCCGGGCGGCCCGTGGCGCAAGATGAGCGCGGAAGTCTGGGCGCGGAATGCCGCAGGGCCGGGTCCGGTGGTGACGGCATCCGCCGAGGCGGCTGCTCCGGCGGCGGTAACGGCTGCGGATATCAGCGTGGGAGCGGACAGCATCACGCTCAACAGCGTGACCGGCCCGGCCCCAATCGGGCAGGACGGCGTCACGGGTTATGTGCTGCTTCAGGGCGCGACGCCGGACTTCGACGCGTCATCGGTGACGGGCATGCAGATCATCAGTGCCCTGCCCTATACCCTTTCCGGGCTGACGCCGGAGACAACCTATTATTTCCGGCTCGCGGGCAAGGATGCGTGGTTCGACGATGTGCCCGCGTCCTACGCCGCCCTGAATTTCAGCGGCGTGCTGCCCGTGACGACCACAGCAGCGGACGGCGGCAATGCGTAGGTGGCCTGAATGGATGCCCGTGCCGCAGAAGGATGGCTATGCGGCGCAGACGGAAGATCGGCGCACAAAGCCGGATTTCGGGGTGTTCGGCGAACTGGTTGACGAGTTCGGCATGGAGGAAGGCAATATTGAATGTTCCCTCCTGCTGGATCAGGTGCAGACGGCATGGCTGGAAAGTCTGGAGCAGGAACTGCTGCGGCAGGGCGCGGAATGGTTTGAAATGCCGCTGCTCTCCGGGCGGGAAGTGACATGGCACAAGGTACGGATGCGGGAGCGCCCCTCACTCGGCAACCTTGTGGGGTGTCAGTACACGTATGCCGCGCTGAAACTGGAGGTAGACGACGGGCCGGACGAAGCGCCGGGCCTGGAAGAACTGCCCGCGTGGCCGGATGAGTTCCCTCTGCCTCTTCAGGACGGCTACTCCTATTCGCCGTATGACCGCCGGGCATCGGCGCAGATGGAAGTGGGCAATCTGCGGCGTGTGGAGTACCGCACGGACGAAACGGCTTTTCAGTGCGCGGTCATCATGACGCGGGAGGAAGTGGCGGGCCTGCGGCGTTTTGTGCGGCATGACCTGAAACGGGGCACGCGCTGGTTTCTCATGCCGCTCCAGTCGGCGGGACACATCGACATGCACACGGCGCGGCTGAAAAGCATGCCGAAGGTTGAACCCTTCGCCGGGCTGCACATGCGCGTGACGCTCGAGCTGGACGTGTGGCGGCGGGAAAACCCCATGTGCCCGTGGATTACCGAACTGCTGATATGCCGTCCGCCGGAAGATTTCATGGAATGGCAGAAGACGTTCGACGAGATTCTGGGCAACATTGACATTTCGGTTCCGGATTTCTGGATACCCGGAGCCTGCCGGAAAAAGAGAGTATTGTATGAGTTCGGGAATTGACTGCGGAAAGCTTGAAGAAGTCCTTGAAAGTATTTTTCAGATTCCTGTGGATGCGGCCAGGCTGGACAAGTGGGTCAACGGCGGCGAGTTCGAGACGGTGGTGCTTGGCGGCAGGGAAGTGCCGACCCTGCGCAATCTGATACGTCAGATTGACGAACGGTCAAGCCAGGCGGCGGAAGAGGAAATCAACGAGGCCAAGGCTGAGATCGGCGCGCTGGCAGAGAAGTTGAAAGCCAAAATCGACGAGCTGAAGGCCATGACCGCCAGTGCGGAGACCCTGCCGCCCGACCATCCGGCCACGGTCTATTACAACGCAGGCACGGGAGAATTCGAGTTCGGCATCCCGCAGGGCAAGCAGGGCATACAAGGGGAGCAGGGTCTGGCTCCTGCTGTTGACATCATCTATGGCGGCGATCCTTCGGATGAAGCCCTGAGCATCATTTATGGCGGTAATCCGGCACTGGATGAACCGGGAGACAGGACGATTGTTCGGCAGGTTGCCCGCATCGGCACTTCCGCACAGTGGGCCACGGCGAATCCCGTGCTTGAGGACGGCGAAAGCGGATACGAACGCACTCCGGATGGCAAGCTGCTGTGGAAGACCGGGGACGGTGTGACCCATTGGAATGACCTGCCCTACCCGTCAATCCTGGTCGACAGGATATACCGTTATCGTGGCAGTGTGGCGACGGTGGAGGATTTGCCCGCGGATGCGGCGGAAGGAGACGTATACAACATCACCTCCACCGGGGCCAATTACGCATGGACTGGCACACAGTGGGACAATCTCGGCGTGGTGCAGGAAATAGATCCTGCACCTGTCAAGGGCAGTGGCAATCCGGTTGCTTCCGGCGGTGTGTATGCGGCGCTGGAAGACATGCAGACAGACATTGCGGCTGCCGGTGCGCCGGACGATGTGACCATCATAAAGGATGAATCCGGCAAGCTGGTGGCGCAGGATATCGCCATCGGCGGAGATCCGACTGATCTGGCGAGTGCGCGGGGATATATCGTGGACGAGCTTTTGCCGTG